CTAATTTATATAGGTAAGGATAAGGGTAATAGGCACACGGGAAACGCACGCGTAGTAATTATAGGAAAAATCGGGCAATCGGCAAATGAGAAATTGGAGGTTATCGTGAGAGAGAAAACCATAGAACAGAAACTCGTCCAAGCAGTCAAAGCAATGGGCGGCATCGCACTTAAATTTACAAGTCCCGGTTTTGATGGAATGCCCGACCGCCTTATTCTCCTGCCTCGTGGCAAAATCGCCTTTGTTGAAGTGAAGCGGCATGGGGAGAAACCTCGACCTTTGCAGGAAGCGCGGCATGGGATGCTTCGGCGATTAGGTTTTGCAGTCTACGTTTTGGACAATGGAGCGCAAATCGGAGAAATTTTAGAGCAGATAGGAGGTGATGCCGAATGAAGTTCATACCGCATGATTACCAGCTATATGCGACCGAATATATCAAGAAAAATCCTGTCGCTGCTGTATTTCTCGATATGGGCTTGGGTTAGGTAAGACGGTGTTAACGCTCACCGCCATCGCCGACCTGCTGTTTGACAGCTTTGAAGCCCACAGGATCTTAGTAATTGCCCCGCTTCGAGTCGCCCGTGACACCTGGCCGGATGAGCTTCATAAATGGGAGCATCTTTCCGATCTGCGGTTAACCGTTGCTGTCGGCACGGAGACGGAGCGCAAAGCGGCGCTTCAGGCTAAAGCAGATATTTACGTAATCAACCGCGAAAACGTAGGGTGGCTGATCGAGGACAGCGGCATCCCTTTCGATTTCGACACCTTGGTGGTTGATGAACTATCCAGCTTCAAGAACCACCAGACAAAGCGGTTCAGGTCATTGATGAAGGTTCGCCCCAAGGTAGTACGCATCATCGGTCTGACAGGAACTCCGAGCAGTAACGGTTTGATGGATTTATGGGCTGAGTACCGGCTTCTCGACATGGGTCAGCGGCTCGGACGGTTCATCGGGCAGTATCGCAGCACATACTTTACACCCGACAAAAGAAACGGTCAGGTCATATTCAGCTACAAGCCTCTGCCGTTTGCTGAAAAAGAAATATACGCCAAAATCGCCGACATTACCATATCGATGAAATCTACTGACCACTTGATCATGCCGGAACTGGTAACCGCCCAATACCCCATTAAGCTATCCGACAAAGAGCGTGAACGATATGACGAACTGCGGCAGGACTTGGTGTTAAAACTGGCTGGTGGCGATGTCACTGCCGCCAATGCCGCCGCCCTGTCAGGAAAGCTCTGCCAGATGGCGAATGGTGCGGTCTATGGCGACGACGGCGCAGTCCACTACATCCACGACCGCAAATTGGATGCCCTTGAGGATTTAATCGAAGCAGCCAACGGCAAGCCCGTTCTCGTGGCCTACTGGTTCAAGCACGATTTGGAGCGAATATCAGCAAGGCTGAAAGATCGGCATATATCATTTACAAAATTAGATACATCGGATAGTATTGCAAGCTGGAACGAGGGTAAATGGCCTGTCGCCTTAATCCACCCCGCTTCTGCCGGACACGGATTGAATCTACAGTCGGGCGGTTCCACGATTATCTGGTTCGGGCTGACGTGGAGTTTGGAGCTCTACCAGCAGGCCAACGCCCGTCTGTGGCGGCAGGGTCAGATCGCTGAAACGGTGGTCCTTCATCACATCATTGCCAAAGACACCATTGACGAACGGGTAATGAAAGCCCTGTCCGCCAAGGACAAAACACAAACCGCCTTAATTGATGCGGTAAAAGCAAATCTATGACAATCTATGGAGTCAAAAGCTGCCAATCCGAGGGGATTAAATTATCGGAGGTAGCCTATGAACAAACCAAAACTATCGGCAAAGGATTATTTGTCCCAAGCCTATCGTATAGACCAGCGCATCAATAGCAAGATTGAGCAGGTACAGTCATTGCGAGAACTCGCCGGAAAAGCAAGTGCCACTCTGTCCGATGTGCCGCCAAGCAAGGGAAACCGCAATGTTCACCGCATGGAAGATGTTATCGCCAAGATGGTAGACCTGGAGTCTGAAATCAACGCTGACCTGACTCGCCTGATAAATCTGAAGCATGAAATCGTCACGGTGATTAAGTGCGTGGAAAGCCCCGAACTCCAGACGCTTCTGGAGCTAAGGTATTTGTGTTTCAAGACATGGGAACAGATAGCGGTCGAGCTGCATTTCGACCTTCGCTGGGTTTACCGGCTTCACGGCCGGGCTTTGGACGAGATCGATGCCATACGCCACTGTTGACCACTATAATTCCGCTTAGAAGCCTGTTATTATTACAATAGCAAAATTGAATGCACACACGAGCCTCGCGGGAGCAATCCCACGGGGCTTTTCTTATGCGCAGAACAGGAGGTGCAACGTGCCATATAAAGCAAAGAAACCCTGCGCCTACCCCGGCTGCGCCAAGCTGGCCACGGGTAGGTTCTGTGAGGAACATCAGAAACAGGAAGCCAAAAGATATAACAGATACGACCGCGATCCCGACAGCAATAAACGCTACGGCAGAACGTGGAAACAAATCCGTTCAGCGTTCCTTTCGGCGAACCCACTGTGCGTTATGTGTAAAGAAGATGGTAGGCTTACTCCCGCCACCCTTGCACACCACAAGGTCAAGCTGACCGACGGCGGCACAAACGACTGGGAGAATATGATGGCGCTTTGTCAGGAATGCCACTCAAGACTTCACGCTGGGCAAGGCGACTACTTTTAAGTTCAGACCGAGGGGCGGTCTCAATCCCTGTGACTTTCATACAGGACAGCGCGCTTGGCCTGCCGTGTGAATTTTTCAAAAATCAAAAATCAAAAAATCAAAGAATCAAAATCAAAACCCAGAATCAAACCGAGGAGGTGAAGCATATGCCCAGCGGAGGCTATCGTCCGGGGGCAGGCCGCCCTCGGAAGAATCCAATCGATAAAAAGCTTGAAGGTAAACCTGCTGGAACAAATAATTCCAGTCAGCCAAAACCAAAAAAGGTCAATTCAAAAAATGTGATGGCGGACTACTTCTCTATTGCGATGAAGGAATGTGAAAAAGAAGTGCCGTCGGCAGATGTGCTAAGGAATGAAATTGAAGAGTATATCGCGGCTCGCGGTTGTGACGGTTATGTCGCGCCGCAGACGATTACGGACTATGTGCTGAATAGGCAGGGCTTTCTTGCCTGCGAAGCCATGAACCGTAAAATCGGGCGCATGACCAAGGAATTGAAGCTCTCGCCTTATGTCACGGCAGGTGCTCAGTATTACAAGGCGATGCAGGGCGATTTTAACCTGATCATGCAAATCATAAATCGCCACAGCAACACGGGGGGCGAAGAAAAGAATGCTTTTCTCGAACTACTCACGAACAGGGGGTTTTAGGATATGAAATCGACAGAAAGATTTGAAAAAGTGAATATAGGCCGGCTTGTGCCATACGCAAGGAACGCTCGCACCCATAGCAAAGAGCAGATTTTACAGCTTCGTTCCTCCCTGCGTGAGTTCGGGTTCGTCAACCCGGTCATCGTGGATAAAGACCTGAATATTATTGCAGGACACGGACGCATTATGGCAGCTCGTGAAGAAGGTTTGACCGAAATCCCCTGCGTGTTTGTGGAGCATCTAACCGAAGCCCAGAAGCGGGCGTATATTCTTGCCGACAACAGACTGGCACTCAATGCCGGTTGGGACGAGGAACTTTTAGCTCTGGAATTTGCCGACCTTAAGGAACTCGGCTTTGACCTCGAAATTACGGGCTTTGACGCCGACGAGATTGAAAAACTCTTCGCCGACTCCGGCGGGGATGTAGCCGATGATGATTTCGACTTGACAGCCGCCCTTGAACAGGCGGCTTTTGTTTTGCCCGGAGATGTTTGGACACTGGGGCGGCACCGTCTCATTTGTGGGGATGCTACGGTATCGGAGACTGTTAAAAAGCTGATGGATGGTCGCAAAGCCAATCTTATCCTGACCGATCCCCCTTACAACGTCAGCTTTGAATCTGTGAGCGGACTAAAAATCAAGAACGACAGCATGAAGGCAGAACAGTTCTACATCTTTTTGCTGTCGGCATTTAAGAATCTTTATGAAAACCTCGCTGATGGCGGGGCTTTTTACTGCTTCCACTCGGATTCGGAAAAGGTGAACTTCTTTCGTGCCTGCGTGGACGCGGGGTTTCATTACTCCACGACTTGCATCTGGGTGAAAAACGCCCTCGTGCTTGGGCGGGGTGATTACCAGCAAATGCACGAGCCGGTGCTGTATGCCTTTAAGAATACCGCCAAACACAAGTGGTATTCCGACCGCAAGCAGACCACCATTTGGAACTTCGATAAACCAAAGAAAAACGCCGATCACCCGACAAGCAAACCCCTCGACCTGCTGGCATATCCTATTGCCAACAGCAGTCAGGCAAACGCCATCGTGCTGGACACCTTTGGTGGCTCCGGGTCGACGCTCATTGCCTGCGAGCAGCTTGACCGCACCTGCTACATGCTCGAATTGGACGAAAAGTACGCTTCGGTCATTTTACGCAGGTATGCCGAGTACAAGCAAAACGGCGGCGAGGACATCACTTGTGAGCGTGACGGCAAGATAATCCAATATGCCGACCTCGTGAAAGAGGTGGCTTTAATATAGTCAAAAGCGCTATGTGGATCTTCCAAGTGTGATTTATTCTCGGCGGCATTGTGTCATACACACAATAACAAGGGGCTGTATTTCCTTGATATTCGGTGCACTTATTATCACATAATCGCTTGCTATTAAAGGCTTTTAGAGTGATATATGTAGTGCGCGGAGGACAAAACCCCTGCAAAATCAAGGAAAATGGAGGAAACGAACATGAGGCTTTCATACAACGTAACAGGCCCTGAACGTAAATCACTGGTCGCAGCCATTAGCCATGAACTAAATGCCCCGACCAAGTACCTCGGAGCACCGACATTCGCCTACGAGGTTGGCGGCTACCACATCGACAAGACCGGTACGGTCACGGGCGAGGACAACCGGGAGCTGGTCGCTGACCTTTGCGGATTGCACAGCTTCCAAGCAATCAATGAAGAATACGATGAGCCAAAGATTGAAACCGAGAATAACCCCGCCTTTGAGGAGCTGGAACTCACCGAGCGCGAGGAACTGAGGCTTGGAAAGGAACGCCGTGACCCTGTCGGCGAAGACGGAATGCAAGCAAGCGATGTTCCCGAAATCTACACCTATCAAGCGGAACTCAGCGACCCCAATTGCCCTGACCGCATGGAAGTTTTTGGCGCAGAGAATGACGAGGACGCTTTACGACAGGCTTACGAGTTTTGCGACGATGAGGTGGTCTTGCTTGAAATCTTCCAACTGGACGAGGATTACAATATCATCCGCTCAGTGGAGATTACTCACCGCACCGACCGCCTGACCATTGAAATACCCCTTGACGGCTTTACACCTGAGAAACTCGACAACCTCTCCAAACTGGTGAATGCCAAAGCCACGCTTCTCAAGGCGTCGCTCGGAACGGATGACCTGCCGATTAAGCAGACCGCTGACACTCTACAGTTCCCCTGGTTTAAAGGAACGATTGATGCGGAACACACAGAAGCCTACGCCACGCTAATCAGCCTGCTTTGCAAAACTGCTATTGAAAAGAAGCGAATCACGGCAAGCGAAAAAGACATTGACGGCAACCCAAAATACGCCATGCGGTGTTTCCTGCTCTCCCTTGGCTTCATCGGCAACGAGTACAAAGCAGCTCGAAAGATATTACTTTCAAGACTTGAGGGCAATTCAAGCTGGAAAGGCGGCAAGAAAATGGAGGTGGCAGACAGTGAATAATTTCATTTCAAAAGCAGCCCTCGAAGCACGGAGGGCAAGGTATAAAAAAGGCGTACGTGTTGAACTGATTTCCATGACTGACCCCTACACCAAGCTGAAGCCCGGCGACATGGGAACGGTGGACTTCGTGGACGACACAGGCACGGTTTTCATTATCTGGGACAGCGGCTCACATCTCGGAGCGGTTTTTGGCGAGGATGAAATCAGACTGCTTTCCAAAGCGGAAGTTATCAGAGAACAATGCCGCAAGGTAGCGGCCACGGGGCGCACGAATATGTTTGATACCAAAGTAGTGTTTAAAATTGCGATGGAGATGGGGTTCAATGAATTAGCGAACTTCATTTCCACGGACACCAAGCAATATTCAAATCTGATATTGACAGGGGAACTTGAAAATGTGGAGTGAAGGAATTGTCTCCTGCCCATCGACAGGCAGCAATTACAAATACTGGGTAAAGCATTATGAGGAAAGCTCTCCGTTAGGTATCGAAGGCGGCAAAATCAGTAAGCTGACCATTCGCAGAGTCGGCGAGACCCGCGACCTTTGCAACTATGACAGGGGCTGGGATATCGAACCAGGTGACGAAGTCAAGGCGGTCTACACCATCATCCTCAGCAAGTATAACTAAAAACGAAGCAACCGAAAGACAGACACCCCGACAAGGGGCTGTCTCTCGTACAGATAGATTTTGATGACTTCTTCGGAGGTCTTTTATTTTGCGCGAAAGGAGGACGACGGTGCCTGATTTCAAATACAAACCAACACCACTCATGTTGCCGACCAGCCGATACGATGTACGACGAGCGGATTTTGCGGTTAATTTTATATCCATGCTCAAGCACACCACCGGCGAATGGTATGGAAAACCTTTTCAGTTGATGCCGTGGCAGGAGCAAATTATCCGTGATATTTTTGGTATCGTCGGAGAGGACGGTTATCGGCAGTTTCGCACGGCGTATGTTGAGGTCGGTAAGAAAAACGGTAAGTCGGAACTGGCGGCGGCAATCGCCCTCTACCTCCTGTTCGCCGATGGCGAAGCGGGTGCCGAGGTCTACTCCTGTGCCGCCGACATCAATCAGGCGAGTATTGTTTTCAATACTGCCAAAGCGATGGTCGAGCAATGCGGCGATCTGGCAAAGCTGTCAAAACTCGTGCCGTCAACCAAACGAATTATATTCCCGCACACCAACAGCTTTTATAGAGTGCTGTCCTCGGAAACAAAGTCCAAACAAGGCTTCAATGTTTCCGGTCTTATATTTGATGAACTCTTCGCCCAGCAGACCCGCGAACTGTTCGATACCATGACCAAGTACACAGGTGACGCCAGACGGCAGCCCCTCTACTTTCTCATCACCACAGCGGGCAGGGATAAGACGAGCATCTGTTATGAAATACACCAAAAAGCTAAAGCGGTTATGGACGGCTCAAAAATTGATCCGTCCTTCTATCCTGCCGTATTTGGCATTGAAGAAGATGACGATTGGAACGATGAGGCCGTCTGGCGACGGGTCAATCCATCCATCGACGTAACGATTCCCTTTGAAACGGTGCAGGCTGCCTATGAACAGGCGAAACAAAACCCCGCTGAGGAGATGCACTTTCGGCAGTTCCGCCTGAACGAATGGTGCAATGCTGATATCAGGTGGATGCCTATGGACAAATGGGACGCCTGCGGTGAAGACATAGACTTCGAAGAATATGAGGGTCGGGATTGCTATTGCGGTCTCGACCTTTCCAGTACCGGAGACCTTACGGCTCTGGTTCTGGTATTCCCACCGGTTGGAGGAAATACCAAATATACAGTGATGCCGTTTTACTGGCTTCCGGAAGATGTGATTGACCTGCGGACAAGGCGCGACCACGTTCCTTATGCCGTATGGAAAAAGACAGGGGTGTTCAACACCACCGAGGGCAATGTGGTGGACTATGACTACATAGTGGCTTTCATCGCCAAGCTGTCGGAGCGTTTTAGAATTCGTGAAATCGCCTACGACCGCTACGGTGCGGAGAAGATACGCCGCGACCTTGAAGAACTGGGTGCGGAGCATGGGTTTACTGTGTTTCCGTTCGGTCAGGGTTTCATTTCCATGTCCCCACCTTCAAAGGACTTCTATCAGTTTGTGATGGAAGGCAAAATACGCCACGGCAAACATCCTGTTCTCGATTGGAATATGGGTAATGTCATCGTCGACCAAGATGCTGCAGGTAACATCAAACCCAATAAAAAGAAATCAACAGAGAAAATAGACGGTGTAGTCGCGCTAATCATGGGACTTGCGAGGGCAACCCTCGGCGGCGGTATCAACGACAGTGTCTATGATGAAAGGGGGTTGTTATTTATATGAGCATATTCTCAGGGTTGTTCCGCTCACGGGATAAGCCTAAAAACCGTGTCGGTGGTGGCTGGAGTTTTCTCTTCGGTGGCACAACCAGTGGCAAAGCGGTCAATGAGCGGACGGCGATGCAGACCTCAGCGGTCTACGCTTGCGTCCGTATCCTTACCGAATCGGTGGCGGGACTTCCGCTCCATGTATATGAGCGAACCGCCAACGGGAGCAAATCCACAAAACCGTCGCATCCCCTCTACCGGCTGCTTCATGATGAGCCTAACCGCGAGATGACTTCATTTGTGTTCAGGGAAACGCTGATGAGTCATCTTTTACTTTGGGGTAACGCCTACGCACAGATTATCAGAGACGGCAGGGGTTTTCCCATTGCACTCTATCCACTTCTGCCCGACCGAATGACTGTAGATAGAAACGAAAGCGGCGATCTGGTCTACACCTACCAAAGTGACAAGGGTCAGGTCAAATTGAGGCGTGAGAGTATCCTGCATATCCCCGGCTTGGGCTTTGACGGCCTTATAGGCTACTCGCCGATAGCAATGGCCAAGAACGCCGTGGGGCTTGCCCTTGCAACAGAGGACTACGGCGCTACGTTTTTCGCAAACGGTGCGAACCCCGGCGGTGTGTTGGAACACCCCGGTGTCATCAAGCCGGAACAGGCCGACAGGCTCAGAGAAAGCTGGCAGTCGCAATTCGGGGGCGCAAATGCACACAAAGTAGCGGTTTTGGAGGAAGGTCTTAAATTCCACCAGATGTCTATACCGCCCGAACAGGCGCAGTTTTTGGAAACACGCAAGTTTCAGATAAATGAAATTGCCCGTATTTTCAGAGTGCCTCCCCATATGGTCGGCGACCTTGAAAAGAGCAGCTTCTCCAACATCGAACAGCAGTCTTTAGAGTTCGTCAAGTATACCCTCGACCCGTGGGTGGTCAGGTGGGAGCAGTCTCTCCAGCAGGCTCTCATTCTGCCATCGGAAAAAGTGACGATCTTTATCAAGTTTAATCTCGACGGACTACTTCGCGGCGACTACCAAAGCCGTATGCAAGGCTATTCAACAGGCATTCAAAACGGATTTATGTCGGTCAACGATGTACGTGGCTTGGAGGATATGAATCTGCTGACTGGCGAGGAAGGCGGCGATCTGCACTTCGTCAACGGCAACATGGTCAAGCTGGCCGATGTTGGAGCAGCATACAAACCAAATGAAACGGAGGATACAAGCTAATGGCAAAAAACAAGAAGTTTTGGAACTGGGCGCGTGATGCTGACGAAAGTGGCGAACGCGTCCTTTACTTTGATGGAGAGATCTCGGATGAGACTTGGTGGGGCGATGAAATCACTCCGGCAATGTTCAAATCGGAACTCTTCTCAGACAAGGGTGACATCACCATCTGGCTAAATTCGCCCGGCGGAGACTGCATCGCTGCAAGTCAAATCTACGCCATGTTGATGGATTATCCGCACAACGTCACGGTCAAGATTGACGGCATCGCCGCTTCTGCGGCAAGTGTCATCGCTATGGCTGGCACGAAAGTCCTCATGGCTCCCACCGCACTGATGATGGTGCACAATCCACTGACCATCGCCATTGGTGACACGGACGAAATGCAAAAAGCCATCTCCATGCTGGACGAGGTCAAGGAATCCATCATCAACGCCTACCAGGTCAAGACCAATCAGTCGAGAGCAAAAATCTCCCACTGGATGGACGCAGAAACGTGGATGAATGTGAACAAGGCGATTGAACTGGGTTTCGCTGACGGTGTGCTGGAAGACAGCAAAAGACATCAAGCCGCTCCGACCTATGCGTTCAGTCGCAGGGCAGTCACCAATTCCTTGCTTGATAAGGTAAAGACCAAAGAACAACCGCAACCCGAACCTGAGCCGCAAGGCGTACTCGCTGAGTCGCTTCAACAGCGGCTCAATTTGATTATCCACTAAATTTATGGAGGTAATGACAATGAGTAAAATCCTTGAACTGCGCGAGAAGCGCAACAAAATCTGGAACACCGCAAAGGAGTTCCTTGACCAGAAGCGCGGCGCGGACGGGTTTGTTCCCGCTGAAGCTGCCGCAGAGTACGACAAGATGGAAGCCGACATGGTCGCTCTCGGCAAGGAAATTGAGCGTCTGGAACGCCAAGCGGCCTATGACCTTGAGATGAGTAAGCCTACATCTGCTCCTATTTTGGGTGCGCCGAACAAGTCCACTGAGGACAAGACTGGCCGTGCGTCCGCCGAATACAGAAAAGCATTCTGGAATGCCATGCGCACTCGTGGCAACGAGGGTCTTGATATGAGTGTAAAGAATGCCCTGCAAATCGGCACCGACTCCGAGGGAGGCTACCTCGTGCCCGACGAATTCGAGCGCACGCTTGTGGAAGCCCTCGACGAGGAGAATGTCTTCCGCAGGTTGGCAAACGTCATCACCACCTCTTCCGGTGATCGTAAAATTCCTGTCGTAGCATCCAAGGGCACCGCATCGTGGATCGACGAAGAAGGTACCATCCCCGACAGCGACGATGCTTTCGGCCAGGTGTCCATCGGCGCTTACAAGCTCGGTACGCTCATCAAGGTATCCGAGGAACTCCTAAACGACAGCGTGTTCAATCTCGAAGCTTACATTTCCAGAGAGTTTGCAAGGCGCATCGGTAATAAAGAAGAGGACGCCTTCTTTACCGGCGACGGCTCCGGCAAACCCACCGGCATCCTTGCTGCGACTGGCGGTGCACAGCTTGGCGTAACCACGGCAGGAGCTACCGCCGTCACGATGGATGAGGTGCTTGATTTGTTCTACTCGCTTAAGGCACCTTACCGTAACAAGGCTGTATTTGTTATGAACGATGCTACTGTAAAGGCCATCCGTAAGTTAAAGGATGGGCAGGGCCAGTATCTGTGGCAGCCCTCCCTGCAAGCTGGTACCCCTGACACCATTTTGAACCGTCCTGTTTATACCTCTGCATATGTACCTACCATCGCTGCGGCCGCCAAGACCATTGTGTTTGGAGACTTCAGCTATTACTGGGTAGCCGACCGTCAGGGGCGTGTGTTTAAGCGACTGAATGAACTCTTCGCTGTCACTGGGCAGGTGGGCTTCGTTGCCACCCAACGTGTGGACGGCAAATTGGTTCTGCCGGAGGCTATCAAGGTTCTCCAGCAGAAAGCTTAACGGAGGTGCAATATGAGCTATAACACAAAGAACTATACCGAACAAGGCGGCGAAAAAACCGTCATCGGCGGCACGCTGGAAATCAAAGAGGGAGCCTCGGTAACGGGGCTCTCCGCCGACCCTCTCCTTGTGGCAACTGGGGATACTCTTGGCGGTGTAAAAGCCGCCGCTGCTGGTGAGGATGACACTGTCGAAGTGAAAATCGGCGAAGACAGTAAGCTGTATGTTCAAGCACTTACTGCGGCAACAGATGAAACTTTAGGCGGTGTCATAGCTGACGAAGCAACCGAGGACGACACCGTCGAAGTTAAAATCGGCGAAGACCATAGGCTGTATGTCCCGACATATCCTACCGATGCTACGGAGTCAGTCTCCGGACTTGTGAAAGCTGCTGCGAATCAAGCTGACAGCATAGCTGAGGACACAGCCACACTTGTTACGGATTTCAATGCCCTGCTCGCAAAGCTGAAAGCTGCGGGATTGATGGCAGACCAAGAATAATGGAGGTGAGCGGCGATGACGCCAACGGAATTGTTGCCAAAAGTCAAAGAAAACCTAATACTGACACACGCTGATGACGACGATCTGCTCCTGCGCCTCATCGCCGCCGCTGTCAATTATGCCGAGAGCTACCAGCATATTACGGAGGGCTATTACACCGAAAATTCTATGCCCGCCGCAACCGAACAGGCCGTAATCATGCTTGTATCGAATTGGTACGAATCCCGCGACGGCTCGACCGCCGGTTTCTTTGCCGACAGCGTTCAGGCTTCTCAACAAGTCTGGAATACGGTCAACATGCTTTTGCGTCTTGACAGATTGTGGGGTGTGTAAGCATGGGATACGGAAAAATGAGTACGCCAATCAACATCATCTCAACCGATCCCATCAAAGATGCAGAGGGTTTCGTCACTAAAGGCGACAACATCATCGCTTCGGTTAAGGCATATAAGGAAGTTCGCAACACCACCGCAAAGTGGGAACGGATTATTGGGAACGCAGCGTTTTCAAGCGTAACAGCGATGTTTCGCTTCCGCAAAATTCCGGGCTTAACGGTCACGACTTCACACTTTATCTCCGAAGCTGATGGCCGCTATAACATTATCAACACGGAAGATGTGCGTGGACGCGGAATGTATATCGAAGTGTTGGCGGAGAAATTGGAAGGGACGGTGAGATAATGGCAAAAATCGAAATGAAAATGCCGGAGGAATTCCTCCTAAAACTCTCTCGCCTTGGCAATAAAACGGATGAAATTATCCCCAAAGTGCTGGAAGCAGGCGGTGAAGTCGTTCTTTCTAAGGCAAAAAGCAACCTCTCCTCTGTAGTCGGGCATGGCACGAAAACAAAGAGTCGTTCCACAGGTGAGTTGGAAGACTCTCTCGGTTTGTCGCCTGCGAAGCAGAAACGGGACGGCTCAGGCTGGGATATCAAAATTGGTTTTGCCGAGCCAAGAAGCGACGGCGACAGTAACGCCAAAATCGCTAATATTCTCGAATACGGTAAGCACGGTCAGCCGCCGAAACCCTTCATGAGACCAGCCCGCAGACAATCGAGTAATGCGGCTATTGAAGCGATGAAGGAAAAATTTGACCAGGAGGTGGAACGTATATGAGCATTTTGCAGGAACTGAACGCGCTGCTCTCTCCTCTACTACCGGTGGAAACGGGCATATTCAGCGGTGTTGCACCCAACGAGTATCTTGTTCTCACACCGATGACGGATGAGTTTGCCTTGTTCGGGGATAATACACCGCTTATTGATGTGTCCGAGGTGAGGATATCCCTGTTTTCAGAAGGCAATTACATCAACCGGAAAAATCAAATTACCGCCGCCCTGCTTGGTGCGGCGTTTACGATAACAGATCGCCGCTACATCGGCTATGAGAACGATAGCGGCTATTATCATTACGCCATCGATGTGGCGAAAGAATACGAAACGGAGGAAATATAACATGGCTACAATTGGTCTTGATAAACTCTACTACGCAACAGTCACCGAAGCGCCTATTACGGGTCACGAGACCTACGACACTCCGGTAATGCTGGCTAAGGCAATCTCAGCTGAATTATCTATCGAACTTGCGGAAGCGACACTCTGGGCGGACGATGGTGCCGCTGAAATCATCAAGGAATTCAAAAACGGTAAGCTTACCCTTGGTGTGGATGACATCGGAAAAACCGTCGCCGCAAAGCTGACAGGAGCGACCATGGATGAAAACGGCGTTCTTATTTCGGCTTCAGAGGACGGTGGCGACCCTGTTGCTATTGGATTTCGGGCAAAAAAAGCGAATGGTAAGTACCGCTACTTCTGGCTTTACCGCGTGAAGTTCGGCGTTCCGTCCACCAATCTCGCCACCAAGGGCGATAGCATCACCTTTTCCACACCGAGTATTGAAGGTACTGTTTCCCGCCGCAATAAACCGGACGGCAACGATCGTCATCCTTGGAAAGCGGAAGTTAACGAAGATGATACGGATGTGCTACCAGGTGTGATCAGCGGTTGGTATACAGAAGTGTACGAACCTGACTTTGACACGGGTTTGGAGGGTTAATGTATGGATAACGAACGAAGTGCCGTCATCAAAATCGGCGATGAAGATTATCAGTTGATTCTGTCCACCCGTGCTACAAAGGAAATCGCCAAACGCTACGGCGGACTGGATAACTTGGGTGATAAGTTAATGAAGTCAGAAAACTTCGAGATGGCGCTGGACGAGATTATTTGGCTGATTACGCTCCTTGCTAACCAGCCCATCCTCATCCACAACCTGCGCAACAAGGAGAAACCGAAAGATCTACTGACCGAGGAAGAAGTGGAATTGCTCACCTCGCCACTTGAACTGGCGGCGTATAAGTCGGCAATTACCGAGGCGATGTTCAAAGGGACGGCTCGTAACATCGAAAGCGAGGATGGTGAACCAAAAAACGCCGAGGTCGGGTAAGCGACGATGAGTTGTTTACCCGACTTTTATATTACGGTACGGTTCATCTGAATCGCTCCGAAGAGGAAACGTGGCTCACCCCGATAGGGCAATTGCTGGACTTGTGGGAATGCCATCGCCAGTTCCTCGGAATGACCAAACCAAAGCACGAACAGTTTATTGAAGATGTCATCCCTGATGGCATCTAATTTTTTTGAGGGAGGAGGTGTTTTAAGTGGCTGATAACTTCGGGTTGAAAATAGGCGTCGAGGGCGAAAAGGAGTTTAAAAGCGCACTGCGAGATATAAACCAGTCGTTCAAAGTACTGGGTAGCGAAATGAAGCTGATAACGAGCGAGTTCGACAAACAGGATAAATCCATAGCAGCTACTGCCGCTCGCAACGAAGTCCTCAATAAAGCGATAGATGCCCAGAAGGACAAAATCTCCACCCTTGAAGCCGCTCTTCGAAACGCCTCCGACAGCTTTGGTGAAAATGATCGGCGCACTCAAAACTGGCAGATCGCTCTCAATAACGCCAACGCGGAACTGAACAACATGGAGCGTGAATTGGAAGAGTCAGCGGAAGAAGCCGACGACCTTGGCGAGGAACTGGAGGACGCTGGCGACAGCGCCGAAAAATCCGGCGGAAAGTTCGAGAAGCTGGGCGGCATCCTCAAAGGCATCGGTGTGGCAATGGGCGCGGTGGCTGTTGCCGCCGGAGCCGCTGCCGTCAAACTTGGCAAAGAAGTCATATCCGCCTATGCGGACTACGAACAACTGGTCGGCGGCGTGGATACGCTGTTCGGGGAGGCGTCACAGTCTGTACAGGGGTATGCCGAAAATGCTTTCAAGACCGCAGGTATGTCCGCCAATGAATATATGGAAACTGTCACGGGCTTTTCGGCAAGTCTTATCCAGTCCCTCGGCGGCGATACCGCAAAAGCAGCGCAGGTTGCGGACATGGCGATTACGGATATGGCCGATAACGCCAATAAAATGGGTACGGACATCGCATCCATCCAAAATGCCTATCAGGGTTTCGCCAAGCAGAACTACACGATGCTTGACAACCTGAAACTGGGCTATGGCGGCACAAAGTCTGAAATGGAGAGGCTCTTGGCTGATGCCGAAAAAATCTCCGGTATTAAATACGACCTCTCTTCATTTTCCGATTTGACCGAAGCAATCCATGTCATTCAGACCGAAATGGGGATCACAGGAACGACCGCCTTGGAAGCCACGGAAACAATAACGGGCTCTATGGCGGGGATGCAATCGGCTATCGGCAACTTGATGGCGGGTTTGGGTAATGCCAATGCTGATGTAGGACTTTTGATTAATAATGTGGTTGAAGCGTTCCAGAACGTCGTGAAAAACATTGTTCCAGTTATTGAGAATATCGTAAAGGCATTGCCGCCTGCCCTCGACGGGATACTACAGGCAATCGGTGATTTGCTTCCGACTCTGCTCTCTACGGTAGTCGATCTTTTCACACAGGTTCTGACAACGATTTTAACGCTTTTGCCCGAACTCATCCCCGCCGCCGTGGATGCTGTTATGACCATTGTGGGTGCGCTGATTGATAATCTTCCATTACTTATTGATGCAGCGGTTCAATTAGTGGCCACTCTCGTTACAGGCATCGCCGATGCACTTCCACAGTTGATACCGGCAGCAGTGAACGCTGTGATCACAATTGTTCAAGGCTTAATGGAAAGCCTGCCTATGATACTTGATGCCGCCCTTCAACTGATTCTCGGACTGGCACAGGGCATCCTGGATGCACTACCCCAATTGATTGCTGCTCTGCCCGCTATCATCCTCGGCATAGTAGATTTTATCATCGGGGCTATTCCGCAAATTATTGATGCAGGGATTCAGCTTCTGGTGTCCTTAGTAGACGCTTTGCCGGAAATCATCACAGCAATTGTGGCGGCAATACCGCAAATTATCGAGGGTTTAATTACGGCGATCCTCGGCTCTATTCCCCAGCTTATTGACGCCGGGATTCAGCTGTTAATATCGTTGGTTCAAAACCTACCGCAAATTATAACTGTCATCGTAGCGGCGATACCACAGATCATCTCATCGCTTATTACGGCGATTATCGGGAGCATCCCACAGCTTGTGGGTGCGGGCATTCAGCTGTTCGTGGCGTTGATAAAGAACCTGCCAACCATCATCGTGGAAATCGTAAAAGCGATACCTCAGATTATTACGGCTATCGTGAAAGGCTTTACCGGTAACATCGGTAAAATCGTGCAAGTCGGCAGCGACCTTATCAAGGGGCTGTGGCAGGGTATTTCAAACGTCACCGATTGGATTTGGGGTAAAATTTCCGGCTTCTTCGGAGGGATTGTCGACGGCATTAAAAACTTCTTCGGTATCCGTTCTCCCTCCACCTTATTTGCCGGACTTGGCGAAAACATGGGTCAGGGCATCGGTGTGGGCTTCGAACGGGCGATGGATGAAGTCTCAGACGATATGCAGAACGCTATCCCCACCGCTTTTGATACGCCCGGCATAAACATGGGTGATGTGACAGGAAGTCATGGCGGCTTGACGGTATCAGGCATGCCTTCTCTCATCAACATACAGCAGATGATTGTCCGCAGCGAGGACGACATCCGCAGAATATCACAGGAACTGTACAACCTGATGCAAACCGGCTCGCGGGCGCAGGGGCGGTTTAGCCCGGCATAAGGAGGTGTTGGCGTGGGCTTTATTTTCAACGGAATCTCATCACAAAGCATGAACGTCAAGGCTCGGCTGACCTCTTGGCAGGCTTCGCCACCCTTGCGCAACTCCTTTGTTTCCATACCCGGCAAGCCCGGCGTGGCAGACTTTGGCAGTGATAGCGCAGAGCGGGTCATAACCGTTCGCTGTAATATCGCTCCAAAGCACAACCTCGCTTCATTGGTTGGAGTTCTGGATGGTCTGGCAGAATGGCTTGACCCGGATAAAGGGCTGAAACAGCTTGTGCTTGACGATGTACCCGACCGCTATTTCACGGCGCGACTTCAGACGGAAGTGAACTGTGAACGGCTTATTCGCTCAGCGGGTGCATTTGACTTGAACTTCGTCTGCCCCGACCCACATGCTTACGCTTTGACGGACGAGGGTTTTACGCTAACCCAAGCAGGCGCGAATGCGGTCACGAGGAGTAAAGGCAATACAGACTCTTTGCCTGTCTTCCTTTTGAAAGGCACCATTCCATCAGGGGCATCAACCTATGTGTCGTTGAAAACAAATGACGAAGAACTTCGCGTTATCGGTGCGCTGGCTGCCGGGGAAACCCTTGTCATCGACAGCGGTTTGGTTACTGCCAAGGTGGTAGACGGCACGGGCGAAACGCTCCGTAATGGTCTGCCGCTGCTTCAAGAGTTGAACTTTCCAATTCTTCGCAAAGGAGCGAACAGCGTAACCATTACGGCAATCGGTGCGACCTTTACAGAACTGCAAATACAGACGAAGAGCCGTTGGAGGTGAGGACATGGCGGTAAAATCCATATTGACTTCTCAAACAGACTTTACGGGCGAGATCCCTGTAACCGAAAAAATATCCGCACTCTGGCGTTTCAACGAATCCACGCCGGACAGCGATACCCGCCTTACGGACTCCTCCGGCAACGGACGACATTTTACTGTCTCCGGCTGGAGCGGCACAACAGCCTCTTTACTAAACGGCAGGTTTGGGCGGTATTTTCGCATAAACATCAACAATCCAACCACAGAAAAGACGCACCTTGTCGCCACCAACAACGGTACATTCTTTTCTGATCTCGGTGATAAAATTGCTGTCGGCGGTTGGATTAACCCGACCACCTATTCTGTCGGGCAGAACTTTATTCCGCTTTTCAATACCAGGCAAGGACCCGGTCAGCCTATTTTATATATTTCCCTCTATCAAGGACGGCCGCGAATGATGCTCTATAATTCGGCGGGCACGCTTATCCTTGACCAAACCGAAACACCTGGATTCAACATGGTCAATGGTGGTTGGTATTTCCTCTCTGCCATCATAAATGCGACGGACAAAACATCTCAGATAGTTCTGTGTAACCGTGCCGACGGTGTAGTGTGGACAGCCCCCTTGCGGACATTTACTGGTACATTGAATCCATCCTGTACGGCGGATATCGTCATGGGAATGCACGCAAACCAGTATTACTACGCAGGTGGCTTGGACGAGTGGTTCTTTGAAACAGACAGCGACTTAACTATTGATGACTTGATTCACTATTTCCGCCAGGCGATGCTTGCCAATGGCGGAGATACTTCGAGTAACGTGGATGCGCTAACTGAGCCGGGAGCTGTCACCCTACGGAAAGGCATTGATAATCTCTACCCCGAAAGCGGCCAACTGACGACGATTGCTGCCGAATGCAGCCTTGCCGGGAGCGGTCGGGTATCGGCAACAAGCGAATACACAGCGGGCGTCACGTCCATTTCACTGATAGAAACATCAACTTCAGATGATTTGCAGGACTGGTCGGCATGGCAGACAGTTGGCACGAACGGCGAACTGTCCTCACCGAATCGTTCATATATCCGTTACAGGGTAACGCTCACCACCAGCGATACGACGGTCACGCCGAAGCTGCTCGATATCACACTTCATGATATCCCAAAATCTCCATATGAGAAACTGGGTTTTGCCCGCCCCGTGGTTTTGGACGGGAACGGAGCGTGGGAAACGGTTCTGGAGAATGCTTACGACATCATTGTTACGGGCGAGATCAACGGAGCGGACACCTTGGAATTCAAGCTGCCCTACAGTGACCCGAAGCGGGCGACGCTTGACAACGAGAAGCAGGTGCAGATCGCTGAGGATGTTTACCGCATACGGACAATGACGGATGAAAAAGGTTCGGATGGCAACAGCATACTCACAACGGTCTATGCGGAAGCTGCATTCTATGACCTGACTTTTTCTGCAGAAAAACAACCAGTTGAATTCAACGCTGACCTGCCCGCTGTTCCGATGGCATTTGCACTTGCGGGTACAGGCTGGGAAGTCGGTACAGTAAATGTAACCACCCTGAGAACATGGGAATGCCAAGAAAAGAACGCACTCTCCATACTTCGAATGGTACAGAACATCCATGGCGGCGATTTGGTGTTCCACAGCCGGGACAGGCGAGTGGATTTACTGACATTCAGCGGGACAGACAGCGGTGCGCTCTTCGCCTACCGCAAAAACTTGACTGGGATTAAGCGTGTAGTCGATACCCGATCCCTTGTTACGCGACTCTACGCCATCGGTAAAGACGGCATGACCTTTAGTGCCATTAACGGCGGCAAGGAATATCTGGAGGACTTAACCTATTCAAGCGAGGTGCGGGTAGCGACACTCGACTGCTCCAATTTTACGAACCCCTATCAGATGCTTGAATTTACCAATATGCGGCTTGCTGAGTACGCAAAGCCTCGCGTTTCCTATGTCCTCTCGGCGATGGATTTGTCCGTATTGACAGGCTATGAACACGAGCGCTGGGATTTAGGTGACATTGTAACCGTTGATGACAGGGATTTGAATCTGACCATCAAAACACGAATTATACGTCGCCAGTATAACCTCCAAGAGCCATGGAAAACCGTACTGGAACTCTCCACAAAACTCAGAGAACTTGGCGATTCCTCATCAGCAACGATGGCCGACCAGTTCGACCAAAGCAATCTCATCGGGCAGGAAATCAAGGATATGGTACCGTTCAACCATCTGCGAAACAGCAGAGCCGATGACGGCTTCGCCTATTGGCAAAATAGCGGGTTTGTAGTGGATACTGAAAACGGTGTGTCCGGTACAGCTTCCTTTAAGGCAGTTGGTGTGGCGGATATGACCAAAAGCATGGCGCAAACAGTCTATCCGGCATCAAGACGTAACTACACCATTTCGGCGCAAATCGGCTCAGATAATCTGAACAAGGGTGCAAATGGGCAGGTTGGCATTGAGGTGGTGTTCGAGTACGAGGACGGAACGACAGAAACACGATTTATTGATTTGTATTGAGAGGACGGTGATTTCACATGGCATCTTTTCAACAAGTGGCGCGAGACGCTTCACCCAAAGGCTATGGCAGGCTGCGCTCCATCACTATCCGTCTTGTTATACAGAACTGTACGGGAGAAGTGTTCTTCACTGATCTAATGCTGCAAGCAGGTGTCGTCGCAACGGGCTGGGTCGGTCACGTCTGTGAAATTCAGTGGACGCTCGATGGGTAGGTGGAGCTTATGATCATCAACAACTTTATCCGCTTTGCAGAGGTAATAAAGCTCAAACAGGACAAACGAATCGTGAATGTCACCCTCCGTCCTCTCATTGCCGACTGTACTGGCGAGATTTACTTCACCGACCTTCAACTTCAGGAGGGCGACAAACTGACAGGCTATACGCCGCACACCACCGTTATGCTCCGAAGTAGTGGAAATACCCCTCGCTACCAAAATGCCGTGGTGCGTGGCGGCGCGACCCTCGTCCTCTTCAACACCGGGGAAACCTCGGCGGGTCTAAACTTTTATATCTATCCTAAACAGCCAATGGCGGCGGGAAGCATTGAAATTTCACAAGGTATGGGTTCGCATAAGTGCAAATTTACATCGGCGGTAAATGCGGGTGATGAATTTGCGTTGAAAGCTGTGTCAAGGGAATGTCTGCGAAATGGCAATCCCACGCCAAAGGATGGATTTTACCAATATACCGCCGCTTACGACAGCAAGCACCACGTAAAGCTGGAAAACGGAAAATCAGCGAGGGTCTACCTCGAATATGTAGAAATGATGGAAGGAGATCCGCGCTTATGAGTAGGGATTATCTTAAGGGCAAGAAGTGCATGATATGGTCGTTCATGGGCAACACCCGAATGCACCAAGCCTTGAACAATTACGGTGACCGCTATGAAGCCGTCGGCATCTTCACCTTCGAGGTGGACATAACAGGAACGATAACCGAAACAGGGACGCCGATATCCGGCATGATGCCGTACATCAATAAATGGCCTAAAGTGCGGTGGTTTCTCACTGTTATGAACCACGGCACAGCTTCTATCTTCACTGCTCTGCGGAATAACGAAAGTGGCGCAAAGACGAAGTTTCTCTCCGAATTGGTACGGATCATGCAGAAATATCCGTGGTGTGCTGGTGTGGATATCGACTTGGAACGCGGCGGTGGATATGAGAACAAGGATGCGGCAAATATTCTATTCAGCGACATTTACCAAACCGTCAAAGCTTACAATCCTGCCAAACTGGTCAATATCTGTTTGCCCGGTATGACGGGCGTCCAAGGCTCAGTCGGCGGCGAGAACTGGTGCGTCTATGCCGATCTCGATGCTTACTGTGACACGGCAGCAATTATGTCATACGGTATGGCCTGGGCAGGCAGCGCACCGGGTCCTGTCTCTCCACGGGACTGGCTTGTCGGTGTTTATGATTATGCCGCCAGAGTAATGAATCCGCAAAAGATCTATATGGGTTTGCCGGGTTACGGTTGGGAGTGGCAGATATATGCAAACCCTGACGACCTCGGCCAGACATATCGTGGTGTGTCACTTACCTACTATGCCGCTAAAATATGGGCAGAGGGCGGCTATAACTTTACAGGTAATGCACCTCCGCAACCGATGATACCGTGGCTTGCCTACTGGGACGATTACGACCAAGTGCCGTATATACTCCCTCAAGTCTACGATTATGCTGAGGGTGGCGATGCAACCAGCCGAGAAGCTCCAATAATCGGGGAAACATACAACCGCCGTCGATACTTAACTTGCTACGGCAAAACACAAAAGGCAGAGTTTGGCACAATCTATATTGACCGTGACGGAGATCCGGATAGATACACAGAGGGCGTGGTGATCGGCAACGGCATGATTACGCTCTCATCAGAAACGGGTACAGCGACCTACAATATCACCGTTCCGCAATCGGAAATTTATGATGTCGCAGTCCGTATCTGCTATCCGTATTGGGACAAGAACGGTATCAACATCTCCCTTGACGGTTCCTCGGTCGGCTTTTACGAAAACCGCCTATGGTGGCCGTATTGGAGAAGCACCTTCTGGGCGATTCTTGCCAAAGGACGCAGCTTGTCGGCAGGCGAACATACCATCACAGTTGATGGCGGTGTGGTGGGCGCGCAGTTATATGGCTTTCGTCTTTGCTCATCGTTTTCTGAACAGCCCTCGGCAGGTTCGGCTACCTTTGAACTCTCTCCTCGTAGCTTTAAGGACGTGAACGGGAATATGGCTGTGCCGGACAAAGGCTTCAAGCTGACCACCGAGATTCTGCGGCGAAAACCCGACTCGGCTCTGGTGTGGTATGAGGACTTCCGAGATCCCATCACGCTGCAAAGCACTTACTGGACTACACTTTCAGGCAGTTGGGCAGTCTGGCGAAGCGATGAATATGCGTCCGGCAGGGTTTATTCACAGTTGGAAGGTAGTGGCCAACTTGCCTGGAGATATGACGGTTTCTCCGACGTTCACCTTCGAGCACGGCTTGCCTTCCCTCACAACGGGAGCGGGCGCGCCGGGGTATTTATCGGCGACATCTTCTGTTGTATCAACATCGACACTGAGCGAGTGGAACTCTATCAAGACTCTATTTTGCTCGGCAGTTATGGTGCAGCTTACTCTAAAACACCTGCCACCGACATCCGCACAAACCCCAATATGTATCTCATCGAAATGAGGAAACGCGGCACCCGTGTGAGGGTCTATTCCGGTAACAGTAACACCCTCCGCTTCACAGCCACGGTATCACCGACAAGCGGTTATTGTGGCATTCAGTCGGACAATGAAATCAAGTGTGAACTTCTGCGTTTAGGCGATGCCTGGACTTACGAGCCGTATGAAGCCTTTGATGTGACGATGCCAAACGGTACTACCGAAAACTACGGCAGGATCGCCCGGAGTAGCGTGACATGGGACAGTGAATTCGAGGTATTCACGCTTACCTCAGATGTGGAGGAATCCGCTACCCGAAGCGAGGATATCTCTATGGACTATGACTTCGTGCATTCAGCAATGCTATACATTCCATGCAACGCTGACTACACGGCAAAATTTACGCCACGTGACATCAACGTCTGGTGTTCGAGGGTATTCCTCGGTGATGGGGATGGTTTTGGTATCGTCTACTACCAAGACGTGGATTCGATCGTCTACTGGGCAAATGAAGCGGCATACCGATGGGGTTTGCGTGGTTTTGCCTTATGGTCACTCGGTCAGGAAGACTTGCGGCTTTGGGATGCACTCCCGAAACAGAGTTAAAGAATAATCATTCATATTGGCATTCGCGCCTGCATATTCAGCAGGCGTTTTTTATGCAAAAAACAGGAGGTAAAACGAAAATGAAAGAGATTTGGAACTGGATTCAGGTTGCATTTGCAGCCATCGGAGGTACGCTTGGCTGGTTTTTTGGCGGATTGGACGGCTTCCTTTATGCGCTCATCGCCTTCGTGGTCGTCGACTACATCACGGGCGTGCTTCGGGCAATTGTGGAGAAAAAACTGTCCAGCAGAATCGGAGCGCAGGGTATCGCCAAGAAGGTAGCGCTATTCCTTGTGGTCGGCATTGGTCATCTCATCGACACCTATCTGCTCGGCGGCACGGGAGCACCACTTCGGACGGCGATTATCTTCTTCTACATTGCTAATGAGGGAATTTCTCTCGTTGAGAATGCCACGGCTATTGGGTTACCCGTGCCTGCCAAGTTAAAAGATGTGCTGGCACAGCTTCATGGAAAGGATGAACAGAAATGAATCTACGGAAATTGATATTCACAAACAACGCCTGCTACAAGGCTGGCAGGACTATCACTGTCAAAGGCATTATGGTTCACTCCACCGGCGCGAACAATCCGAATCTGCGTCGTTATGTGGGTCCGGACGATGGATTGCTTGGCAAGAATCAATATAACAACCACTGGAATCAAGACAAACCGGACGGTCGGCAGGTCTGCGTACATGGCTTTATAGGTAAACTGGCTGATGGGAGTATCGCTACCTATCAGACACTGCCGTGGAATCATCGCGGTTGGCATGGGGCTTCCGGCTCAAAAGGATCGGTCAATGACAGTCACACAAGTTTTGAAATCTGCGAGGATGGCCTAACCGACAAAGCCTATTTCAACGCAGTCTACAAGGAAGCCACCGAACTGTGTGCCTATCTCTGCAAGGAGTATAATCTCGACCCGATGGCAGATGGCGTTATTATCGGTCATTACGAGGGGCATAAACGCGGCATCGCCAGTAACCATGCCGATCCAGGCCACTGGTTTCCGAAGCACGGCAAGTCAATGGATACATTTAGAGCAGAGGTCAAAAGGCTACTCACGGCAACAGAACCTTCAAAACCTCTCATCCCAACTGAACCGAAAAAGCTGTACCGTGTACAAGTCGGTGCTTACGCCATCAAAGCCAATGCTGATGCCATGCTCAAAAAGGTAAAGGCGGCGGGATTTACGGATGCTTTCATCAAAACCGAATAACCAGTATATGCTGGTACGCAAGTGCCCCTCTTCTGTCTGTAGACGGTAGAGGGGCGCTTTTTATTTCCCCTCCGAATGGAGGAAATCTGAGTGAACAACTTACAAAACCAAGGTATCAGCAAAAGCAATATTAATGCTGTATCGGAAAAAAGGCCTGTACCGCAGGAACAAATGCAGCGTGAAGTCGATTATGTCAGGGCACAACAGATACTAACCGCAATGATGAATTGTGGACTTATTTCCTTGTCAGAGTTCAACAAGATAACCGAGCTAAACCGCAAAACTTTCTCACCCTTATTAGCTGAGATTATGCTCTAAAACCGTTGATATAACTTGGTTTTGACGGTAACATGTGACACTGATCAAGGAGGTGAGAAATTGAAAAAGGTAACAAAAATAGCTCAAAATACAGTCGGTTTGGCTGAACAATCCAAGCTCAGAGTTGCAGCTTATTGCCGTGTGTCTACCGACAGTGATGAGCAACTCGTCAGTCTAGATACGCAAATAAAGCACTACGAAACCTACATCAATGCAAACCCTGAATGGGCGTTTGCAGGTCTTTATTATGACGAAGGCATCACCGGCACGAAAAAAGAAAAACGACCTGAGTTGCTTCGAATGATTACCGACTGTGAAGACAGAAAAATAGACCTCATTGTAACGAAGTCTATCAGCAGATTTGCTCGAAACACTACCGACTGCCTTGAACTGGTTCGAAAACTGCTTGACCTCGGCATTTTTATTTATTTCGAGAAAGAGAACATCAACACAGGGTCAATGGAAAGTGAACTCATGCTGTCAATCCTAAGTGGACTGGCCGAAAGTGAATCGGTTTCCATCGCTGAAAACAACAAGTGGTCAATTCAGCGTCGCTTTCAAAATGGCACGTACAAGATATCCTATCCACCCTATGGCTACGATAACACAGCTGGTGAGATGGTCGTTAACGAGCAACAAGCAGAAATTGTCCGCTATATTTTCGCTTCAATTCTATCCGGTAAAAGCACTCATAAAATCGCCGACGAGTTGAACAACCGAAAAGCACCCACTAAAAAAGGTGGCCACTGGACAGCAACAACAATCCGTGGAATGGCGGGGAACGAAAAATATACAGGAGATGCCATTTTTCAAAAAACCTATACCGATGTCCATTTTAATCGCCATAACAACAGGGGCGAGAAGGATCGGTATCTGATCAAAAACCATCATGAGGCAATTATCAGTCATGAAGATTTTGACGCTGCTCAGGATATTATTGAACAGCGTGGCAAGGAAAAAGGCTTAGAAAGGCAACATAAAAAATATCAGAACCGCTACCCCTTTTCAGGAAAAATCATCTGTGGTCAGTGCGGCGGGACGTTTAAGCGCAGAATCCATTCAAGCGGAAAACATCGAATTGCTTGGTGCTGCTCCATTCATATTGTAGATATCAAAAAATGCTCTATGAAATATGTGCCGGAGTCCGATTTTGAATACGCATTTGTCACCCTGATGAACAAGCTTATATTTGGGCACGAATTTGTACTCAAGCCGTTACTCATCAGTCTGCGTGGGATGAATTCAGATGAGACTCTGGAAAGCATTCATGCGATTGACAAGAAACTCGAAGAAAATATGGAACAGCGAAATGTACTGGTTGGGCTGATGACCAAAAAATATCTTGAGCCTGCCGTTTACAATAAGAGCAACAATGAGCTGTTGCAAGAGGCAGAACGTCTACGCCGTCAAAAAGAATCAATAACCCGATTCTTAAATAACGATTTCCAAAACTTAAGTGAGGTCAGTGCCCTATTGCAATATGCTACCAAGGCATCGATGCTGAATGGCTTTGACGGGGACATTTTCAAACGCTTTGTAGAGCGGGTTGTTGTGTATTCCAGGTCGGAGATTGGATTCGAGTTTAAATGCGGCATTACACTCAAAGAAAGGCTGGTGATATAAATGAGTCACACACCATTTGGCTACCGTATTGAAAACGGAAAAGCCGTAATTGATATAGAAGCTGCCGAGCAGATTAAGGCCTTGTTTCATTCCTATTTGTCCGGCGACTCATTGGCAACCGCTGCAAAGAAATCAGGCATCACAGCTTTTCATGCCGGTATAGGCAGAATGCTTCGTAATGCGCGTTATCTTGGCGACGACTATTACCCCGCCATAATCGACCCGGACACATTTACAGCCGCCGAAGCGGAGCGTATCAGGCGGGCTGAGAAACTCGGTCGTATTTATGAACCAAATGAAGAAACAGCGGTCGTCTATCCCACTGCCTTTCACGTAATAGAAGGAAGAGAAGAATTCGACGACCCCTTCGCACAGGCGGAATACGCCTACAGTTTAATCGAAACGGAGGTGAACAAGAATGGCAGTAAGTAAAAGCGTCACCGTGATTCCGGCAAGGAAGCATGTTCGAAAGAGTGGGGATGAAGAAAAGCCCAATCTCCGGGTTGCGGCATACTGCCGTGTTTCCACAGACAGCGATGAGCAGGCTACCAGTTACGAAACGCAGATTGAACACTACACCGCCTATATACAAGGGCATTCTGACTGGGTGCTGGCGGGAATATTTGCAGATGACGGCATCTCAGGCACCAACACCAAAAAGCGTGAGGAATTCAACCGCATGATTGACGAGTGTATGGCAGGTAATATCGATATGATCATTACAAAATCCATCAGCCGATTTGCCCGAAACACGCTGGACTGTTTGAAATATATCCGTCAGCTAAAGGAAAAAAGCATTCCCGTATATTTTGAAAAGGAAAATATTAACACAATGGATTCCAAGGGCGAAGTTCTGCTCACGATTATGGCATCCCTCGCCCAGCAGGAGAGTCAGTCATTGAGCCAAAACGTAAAGCTGGGATTACAATATCGCTACCAACAGGGTGAAATTCAAGTCAACTGTGCTCGGTTTCTCGGCTATACCAAGGATGAAAACAAGCGTCTGGTGGTTGTGCCCGAGGAAGCTGAAATCATCAAGCGCATTTACCGAGAATACCTTGAGGGTGCCAGTATGCTGAAAATCGCTCGCGGTCTGGAAGCAGACGGCATCCTAAACGGAGCGGGCAAGGAACGCTGGCATACCAGCAACATAAATCAGATCCTACGAAACGAAAAGTACATCGGAGACGCTCTTTTACAGAAAACATATACGGTTGACTTCCTAACAAAAAAGCGGGTCAAGAACAACGGTATCGTTCCGCAGTACTATGTAGAAAATAGCCATGAAGCCATCATCCCGCGTGAAGTTTTCATGCAGGTGCAGGAAGAGCTCATCCGCCGTCGCATTGTGCACACAAGCCCGAACGGAAAGACCAGAACCTTTAGCAGCAACCACGTCTTTGCTCAGATAATTATCTGCGGCAAATGCGGCGAGGTTTTTCGCAGGGTGCATTGGAATAACCGAGGCAAGAAATCTATCGTCTGGCGCTGTGTCAGCCGCTTAGAAAATACCGGTCTTTTCTGCGATGCTCGCACAATACTGGAGAGCACCATTGAGCAAGTGCTGGTCACCGCCATCAATCAAACACTCTGCGACAAAGACTCTTTCCTCACTACTCTACGGGATAATATCGCTGCCGTCATAAATCGTGAAAGCGACAAGGCCTTGGCGGATATCGACAAGCGGCTTGAAGAACTGCAAACGGAGCTATTAAAGCTGGCCACTTCTAATGCGGATTATGCGAAAGTCGGTGATGAAATTCACCGACTGCGTGACCAGAAACAAAAGATGCAGCTTGAAAGTGCTAACCGTGATGAACTCAAAAAGCGCATGGCTGATATGAGCGCATTCCTAAAAAAGCAATCCACCGCCCTCGCTGAATACGACGAGCAGCTTATCCGACGGCTGATCGAAAAAGTCAGCATCTATGAGGATAAATTTATTGTGGAATTCAAGTCCGGCGTGACGGTGGATGTAAATGAATAA